CTTTGTGAATTGAAAGTTTGTATCAATATTCCCATTGGTGTCTCTAAGTCTTCTTATGTTGTTGGCAGGAACTTTAAATATAACTTTATTGAAATCAGTTTCATTTAATGATGTGGGGCTACTAACTATATCAGCAAAAGAATTTGCCTGAGTTAAAGATACATTGTTAACAAAAACAGACTTAACATTGCTGAAGGTGTTAGCTGTCATTTGAATATCATACAAAAACAACTTGTATGTAGAATTAAAAGCACCACCTGTTCCTGTCTCATACTCAATATTTCTAACACGTGCTGTACCTATTTTAGCACCAGCTGGTGAGCTCGTTGAGTATGTATTGTTGGATACAGCCTTTGTAGCGTTGCTGTACAAGTCAACCACTTTATGGTTATTAACATCCCACGGTCCAACTACTTCTTTTACTAGAACGTAGTTGCCATAGTTAGCAGAAACAGTAACCCCCTCCAATGATTCAAATGTCGTAGATTTGTTTATCGGTATGTGGTTTGTGACAATAGTTTCGATATCATAACCTTGAACGTATGCCTTGCCTGGTTCAACATCAACGACCAACTTAGTGGAATCACCACCATTGCCTGATGTAAACACGCCTTGGTTGTTTGATTGATTGAGGTGTTCACGTAGACGAACATTCAAACCACGAACCAAAAAACTACCATTAATGTCAGATGTTCGTTGAGCCAAATAGTCTTTTATTTCTGAGTAAGCGGGCTTTGTCGTTTTTGATTGAACAATACCATTTTCTATTCTAAACAACTCAACGAAACTAGCGCCAGTGTTAGCTGACAGCGCGTATTTAGTCAATACACCTGTAAGTTTTAATCTGTTGGCACCAGGAGCAGCATAGTTATACGATCCCTCTGCTGGATCTAACAACGTTGAATCAGCAGACGAGGTTACTATAGTTTCTTGCAAATCCAAACCAACTTTGAAACTTGCATTGGGACTATATCTACCTACAATAATTTCTTGAGCAGGAACACGTATAAAATGGTCCTTGGCAAAAATAATCCCCTCTCCTAACTCTATGCTGCTGGCTATTCCAACAGGACTGGAAGAAGATGCTACACGGGCAGTGAAGCCACCTGAATTAGCTGTTAAATTTTCCCCAGGTGTGAAAAAGGTATTGCCTGATAAACTTGTGCCCGTAGTAATATACTTAACATACAAGGTTTTAAAATTAGGAGTTTCTGGCTCCGATCCAGTCAATGTATTGACGACAATTGCTGAAATGTTTGATGTGGCGCCTGTGATAAGCCTATCAAGAAAATTACTTGCGGTGACCGCAGCGTTAGCTGAATTAGTATCTCTTATCTTTACATATGTAAGTTTGTTATCGTAATTCAATTCCAAACCAGATACTATGCTACCTTCTTTAAAAACATGCTCACCAAATCTATCAATTTGGTTTTGAAGAATTGTTTGCATTTGGGTAAGTTCGCGACCCTGCACAGCAAATCCAGGTCGGAATAGAATACGATGATAATTTTTACTTTCGTCAAAATCATCGTAGTATGGATCTACATTTAAATTTGTATTCAACGTCAATGTGTTAGCTGTGTAGGCCATGTCTTATCCCATTAATACTGCAGTGTTAGTTTAATATCTTCTATCTGGTCGAATGTTCGTACAGAAGCAGGTCTATTTTCAACATATAAAACAGTTCCCCTAAAGGGTACAAAACTTCCTGGAGTAACCGATGTTACGTTACCGGTTACTCCTGAAGTATTTCCTGTTATTGTTTCGTTTTGAAACACTCCATTTACAGACACAACTTTGATGTGACCTATTGTACCAATGGAATTATTGTTTGCAAAATAAACAACTCTTGCTGATGCACCTGAAACCTGTCCGTTAATTATTTCATCAGGAGCAGGTGTACCTGTTAAATTTACTACATTGAGTCTTGTTGTTTGATCGTATGTCAAATCGGTAGCTATAGAACCGTTGCTACTGAGTATGGGATCCACAAGCAGACCAATCTTCCTAAAATCGTTGTTTGATGGTATTGTATTACCTTCGGTGCCAAATAATCGTGTGCTTAAAGTTAAATTGTGTCCAAAAAGCTCGTCGACTGGACTTGAACCATGTCCTCCAATAGGCGATATTACTACTTTACCAGCAGCACCAGCACCAAAAGAGCCAGCTATTTGAACCGTTGCTTTTGAATATCCGCTACCAATACCTACCATATTTATCTGTTTTATTTGACCTGCTGCAACATTTGCATACGCCGTAGCACCTGTACCATCACCTGTAATTGTGATTCTTGGTCCCACATGAAATGAACTCGTGGTGTTCGGTGTAATAGTAAAACTGGGACTGACAACAACTCTTCTGAGCTCACCTACATAGTTGGTAATATTTCTCAATTGACCGGCACCAAGTCCTGCGGAAATAAAAATTGATTGACCTGTAAATTGGTTGTCTACCGTACTGGCACCGCTGTCTAAAGATATAACACTTGTATTAGTAACACTACCTATAGTGTTTTTTCTTTCAATATAATTACTTCCGTTGGCCGTCACATTTATGATGTGGATAGCTCCATTCACGGCAGCTTGCTGAACAGTAAACTGGGGACTACCATCGTTAACTGTTATTCTCTTGACAGGAATAAAAAACGGTGTGATAAAATCCAAAGCTTCCGCAGCTGTAATAGTGTACATAAATTTCCACTTATAACCGTCTGCTGTATCAAAAATAAACGTATTCGTCCCTGTGGGTTCAGTAGTGGATTGTGCCCCTCTGTTATTGAAAATACACTTGTATACGTTGCGTGCAGTAGTGAAAACGTAGTTGAGAGCATTGCCTTGCAAATCAACGTCTGTTGTATTATCATACTGCTTATATACCGTGCCCGATGTCCAGTTAATACGCGGTATAGCAAGAGATACATCATTGGTACCAAGTTTTTTCGCAGCAAGCATGTCAAGCCACGGATCATAGTCACCAGATATAACCGATTGACCTAACGTAACAGGGGTATCGCTGTTGGGCCATGGGGAAACCCTACCAATAAACAGATAAAGAGAACTCGTTGGCGATTCATTGAATGCCTCTTTGAATTGCTCAGCATTGAAAACTCTGAACTTTCTCGTTATCAATCTTGATGTTATAAAACTTGGCATAATTAGACTCTTTTAACAATTATAATATTTATGTCAGCTAACAATACCATATATTGCATTGTTTACTATTGCAAGCGAAGAATTGCTGTAAAGAACATTTGATGTAACAGACAGTGCGTTATTACCACTTATGTCGGATACAGTGAGTATAAATTCTTCGTCTGTATTGTTTATATCTATTACAAAGATTACAGAAGTTGGAATTAACTGGGTTGCAAATGCCGTACCTGTACCATCAAATATTCTATTACCTGGCACTGAATCAATAGTAATGTTGGAGTATTTTGCAATCTGCTCTGTTGACAAATCTTGGATTGTGTTCACAAAGAAGTTTGTTATTGTTCCACTACCCAATCTCAATACATTGTGAGTAGGGATAACAATGGTACTAACAATGCTATTGGGGTCAATTCCGATGAAATTAGCAATTTCTCCATTGGCACTTACAACAGCTGTTGATTGAATTGAAGGAACATCAATTCCACTGCCCTCCAGAAGGAATGGCCCAAAGCTCAACGTACTGTTAATGCTATTAACATTTAATCTATGATCAAGAGTTGGTAAACCAAACACAACTACATTAGTTATACTGACGGGATCTAATGCGTATACAACTGATGCAGTGCTAACAATAGTCGTTGATGCAATGCTAGCAGCAGTCAATGTACGATCAAGAGTGGTTGTTCCAAATACTAATGTGGGTCCAATACTATCAGTAGTTAATCTATGATCGAGAGTTGGTAACCCAAACGTTGTTATAATATCAATACTGGTAGCAGTTAAAGTACTGTCCAAAGCTGTCGTTCCAAATACCAAAGTACTATCAACGCTAGGAACGGTCAATGTACGATCAAGGACAGATGTTCCAAATACCAAAGTACTATCGACGCTAGGAACAGTCAATGTACGATCAAGGACAGATGTTCCAAATACCAATGCGCCAGCTATACTATTGGGGTCAATTATAAAATCAACAATAGATAAACCAAACACAGATATGTTACTTATGCTGGCGGGATTGATTCCTGGTACCACAAGCGTATCATTACTTATACCAACTGTTGATACAATACTATTAGCAGTAAGAGTGCGATCAAGAGTTAAAGAACCAAAAATTGCCGTTGGTGATATTGAGCTATAGTCGATTATGTGAACCAGCTCAGCACCAGTACTTACAACAGAGGTTGACGCTCTAGAAGCAGGGCTCACTGTACGATTCAGTGTCGCCAAACCAAAATTAAGTGTTGAGCTTATGCCCGGCTGTACATTGCTGAATTCAATAGCATACGTAATAAACGTATTAGAAGAAAACGGAAATAAAAGATTTGATTCGATAGACAAGCTACCAAACAAATTTGTACCTGCAGGATGCAATAATTTTTTAACAATTTCGCGGTATGCATCTATGTTCTGTGTGCTTCTTATAACATAAGAAAACTGTTGATAATATAGGTTGTCTTGAAGTCTATTGTTCCAAGAAATAAAACCTTTAGTATCAATGTACTTTCCAGCGTATTCAATGATACCAGTTACTTGGGCAGCACCTATTGCGTTCTGAGCGTTCCTCGTAACGTTAATTATTGTTACAGGATCTTTTCTTGCGTATCCTGCCCCAATATCATTAACACCAACTGAAATAATCGATCCACCGATCAATCCCGAGGTAACATTTGCATTAAAACCTTTGATTCCTCCGTCACCATCATCTAAAAATTGCTCGGCAATAAGCGGCTCTATGACTTGTACGGCTGGCAACGCATTGTTGGCGTATCCTGATCCTCTCGTAATGGCAGACATTGAAGATATGGTACCTACCGTAATTGGTATTGTACCCAGAGCTGCACTCAATACAGTATTGGATGTCGCTATTGCAAGATTGGCACTTATAGTTCTTGTATTTGATGATCCAAATGTATTGGCTTGAATGAGCGTGTTTTCTACTCCGCCAATGGTATCTATAAATCCAAAAAGCACTTGTGTATTACTAATAGTGTCAACTTTGAACTGAGCACCCGTTCCTGAACCACCCGTAAGTGTAACCACGGCGTTGACTGAAAAACCACTACCTCCGTCAATAATTACAGGAACTACACTCGAGTCTTCTACCGCTATTACTACACCAGTGCCTAATATCCCCGATGCACTGTTAAATGTAACAAAGTCTCCCGATCGATGGGACGATCCTCCGAAACTAATAACAACGCCTTGCAGTGGTCCAACCGATGAAAGTATTACACCACTCAAATCACCTTCACTGGTTTCAACTATCTCTGCATCTTCAAAAACACCTCTAACATTAGATATAAAAAGTTCAAAAACTTCAATGCCTTGTTCGAAAGTTTTAATAACGCGTTCAACAATTGCAGTAGCACCAGATGATGTTCCTATCAGATCCCTACCACCAATTTGAAAAAGATCGCCAGTAAAAGGACCCGATAATCTTATTGATGTTTCTTGTACCCACCGTCCATCCGATACTCTTAAAATATCTTGATTGGGGTAATAGAAATCTATTTCATCATCGAACAGCATTCTGAACAGCATTTTATAAGCCTGTTCAGATCCTTTAGCTCGATACAATTCTTTTATTCTAGCTGCAACTAAAGTTTTGTTGGCTAGTATTTCTTGAGGAAAGTTGGCTAGTATTTCTCGATCAAAATATTTGAGAAATTCTGTATTGGTTTTGCTTATATCAGCGTAATTCAGAAGGTTTTTAGAGCGTTCAGTAACCTGACCAGTAGTCTCGAGAAATTCATAATAAGCGCGTACAAACGCTTTAAACTTAGGACCTTCAGTTTCTAAAAACTCAGGTAAAAGTTCATCTACAAATATTGATGACTTACTATTTGTTGCCATTAAAATACCGTTGAAATAACGCCTGAGCCAACAACAGTAGCCTGGCTACCTTGAGTACTCACGTTAGCAGTCGAAGAAGTTATTCGTTTTTGTTTGGTATCAAATAGATTAATTTTAGCTTGAGTAATTGCTAAAATTTGATTCCTCGCACTCTGTACACTAGCAGACCTGGGTGTGGCATAAATCTCCAGTTCACTTCCTTCGAAATCAGTTATCAGCAATTCTGTAAGAATTACCAATCCACTGTCATAATTAACAGTTCCAGCTAAACGGTTGGTATATATTCTTTCTTGTGATTCGTCTATGTAATAAATTCTAACGTTGCCAAAACCATCATCGTCAAATTTTGAATTTACTTGACCTTGGAAAGTAAATTCACTGGAATCAATAGTGAAGCCCCTACTTTGATCCAAAAGAGCATCGTTAAATGGTATAGTGTATGTTGTCGATCTGGTTGTTTCAGGCACAAAATTTTTCATAATTTGCAGATCAATTTCTATACCCGATATGGCTTCATTGGCAGTGTAAATATTTCTAATCAACTCCGAAGATACAAACTCTCTTCCGAACACAACTAAATCAGCAAGCTCGTATTGAATAACCGCAGCTGCAATGCTGCTAACTATTGATCCCGCCGTCACTACGGTCAGATTGGGATTATATCTAACATTGATGGTGGGAACAACAAACTTGTATGTTGGATTAACAATTTCCGGAGTAATAGAAAGAACGGTCTTATTAGTCAAAAAAGCTTGGATTTGATCTTTCTCTGTTTGGGAGACGAAGAAACCGGTTGTTGGTTTTACAGATATAAAAACTTTTCCAAATGTTGCAGGAATATTATCTTGGCCCCCCCACACAGAGACAGCACCAATGTCGCCAAAATTGCTCTTAATAAGGGTCTCATAATCACCTGCAGTTACAGCTCTATTCTGGGCTTGAAAGCTGATTGGTGCATTGTACTTGATTGAGGCTATGCTTTCTTGCTCTGATCCACCGCTTGCTGGCTGTACAGTATTAATTGAAATATTGGAATAGCCATCGATTGATGATACAGTAAAGGAGCTAGCACCTTGTGCTGATGTACCATTACATACAATATAATCAATAATAGCAATGTTGCCATTGACTAGCGATCGTCCAATTACATCATCGCCAAATATTATTTTGTATCTTCCTTCCGACGTCTCTTCAAGAAAATACGCATTTGTATTGCTGGTGACAGCAGTAATGTCAGTAGCATTGACCCAAGAAGAGAATGAATTGTTGGCAGAAGATTGCTGTACTCGTATTGATATACTTGATGTGTCGACATTTATATTTGGTATAACATAGTCTACAGGTGTCTGTGAATCTTCTGTGAATCTAAACGTGAACGGAAGACCCTCAGTTATTGTCAAGTTTGTAGAGTACACCCCTTGAGAGTTAGCATTTATTACTTTTGTTTCGCGGTTGGTAAAGACAAAACTCGTGTTGTCAATTGTAGTAACAAACTGAGTGCCCTGCGCTATAGTAATTGTACTAGGAAGAGGTGCAGGAGGAACAATGTTAACTTGAACAACAGCAGAAGGTCCTCGAGCAGACCGAGGAGTGTAGCCAATCATTTTAGCTCTTGAAACTACACTGTCCCTGATTTGAGCAGAGTCGAGAAACATTTCGTTTCCAACCATGTTCAAGTAAAAAGAATTTTTATAGGTATTATAGGCAAGCAAGTTCAACAGAATTTGCATCGTTGAACTTTCGTAATTGTAATCACCAAGATCTGTTTGATTAGATAAAAATAATTTTAAGTCGTTTTTAATACCATCGAAATCTATACTTGTAAGCTGGAGCGAGTTGTTTGCTGACATTACCTTGTTCTCTCTATTTGCAGTCCGACAGTCAAAGGCTGTGACTCATTAACTACGTAGAATTCGATGTTAATTCGCACGGTATTGGAATCAGGAGCAGCAATTACTACAACTTCGCTAACCTTTACCCTTGGTTCAAAGTTTCTTATTGCTGTTTTTATATCTTCTTCAATGTTGACTTGCTCAATTAGATCGTAATTTTCAAACAATCTATTCCGAATATCTGCTCCAAATAAAGGATTGTATGGTCGCTCAAATCTATTTGTTAGGATTAGATTTTTCAATGCGGCAACAACAGCATCTGCATTCTTTCTTACACTCACATTGCCAGTAACAGGATGAGCAGTCATAGTAATGCTCAGATCGCTGAACTGCAACTCTTTACGCAAAGGATTTGTTGAGCCAGATTTTGACATTGTGATCTCTTATTTTATCATACTATTTATTATTATTTTTTACATCCTGTATCTCTTTTCTACGTATTTTTACGAGCTTTCCTATCTCAGCTAAAGCTCTTCTAGCACGTGTACCAGCAAGTTTATTTCCAGCAATAAACTTTTCATTTTCGGTAACGTAGGTATCAATAAGCGAAACTATCATATCGTGGGTCATATATTATACTCTGAGTTAAGGAATAGCAGAAGTAGTTGGACTACCAGGCGCTGCTGAAATGTGCTTGTGTGTGGCCAAGTTAATAACACCTTGATTCACAGTAGTACCAATTATTGTTGTACCATTTATGTTGGTTATTGTTGCAGTGCCTACTGATGTCAGTATACCTGAATTCAATGTTATGGAGTGAGTTGATGCCGTTTGCACAAACGCTCCATTGGTAATAAAGAATCGAGGACCATTGACCGTATCGGTGTAGGATCCATTTATAACACGAGTGACAGGACCAGTTATAGTATCGAGCACCGTACCTGTTATGATACGAGTAGAAGGACCAGTAATTGTTTCAACTTTGCTACCAACAATATTGCAAACATCAGCTCCTAAAACAGATGTGTTTCTTCCTATACCGTAACTGTAGGTACCTCCACCTAAAACAAAAAGTGATTCTGCTCCTCCTACTGCCGTCGACATGTTACCAGCGACATTCAGTTCATAATCACCTGTAATGTTTTGCTTCAAAGATCCCTCTACAGTCATTACAACATCGCCTTTTACGTTCATAAAACTTGAACCAAGAACAATTTCGTAATTATCACCAATTACCTTTATGATCTTATCACCACTGGGAGCTCTTCTTTCTTCATATCCACCAACACAATCGTATGTTACTTGGCGTGCTTCAAAATTGTTGACGAATTCATCTGCAGTTTCATCGTAAGTAGGTGTCGAATTGAAAATAGTTTCGGTAATGAAACCTGCTTCTGAAGATACAGTTTGTACGTAAGGATATTGCTTATCCTTGGGTTCCTCTGGCTCATCCCATGTGCTGCCAGAAGATGCATCAAAACCTATATCTGTAATACGGGTCTCTTCACGCAATTTGGATTGGGGAGAAGGATAATTTTCTTCCATTCTTGCAGCGCGAGGTAGCTCCGATTCTCCATTTTCATTGTTTTTATCAAAACGGTAACCAGGTATGATACCCATCACCATAGGGCGCTGAGCCTCTC